GCCTGACTGCTGGGTGTGATTTCAGTGCTGGTGGTGATGAGAGTGTTCTCGTTGTGCGGCATGGGAACGTGGTGAAGGGTTTGGTGAGGTGGCGGGACAAGGACACGATGGCGAGTGTTGGGAGGTTCATCAGTGAGTTTAGGAAGTGGAAGTTGAAGGCTGAGGATGTGTATGCGGATGTGGGTGGGATGGGGATCGTGATGTGTGATGCTCTCCGAGCGGAGGGTTGGGATGTGAGGAGGGTGAATTTTGGGGAGAGGGCGATTCGGGATGATCAGTTTGTGAATCGTGCGGCGGAGATGTGGATTGAGTTTGGGAGGATGGTGGAGGAGGGGAAGGTGAACTTGGGGCCTGTTGGGAATGATGAGGTGTTGCTCCAGCAGCTTGTTACCCGGAAGGTGCGGACGAATGGGAAGGGGAAGCTGACGCTGGAGGGGAAGGACGAGTTGAGGGCGAGGGGGATCAACAGTCCTGATCGTGCGGATGCGCTTGTCTTGGCGTTCTGTGGTGGTGGTGGGAAGAGGATGGATGAGTATCTGAAGGCTGTGGGTGAGGATGGGAGGAGTTTGCTGGAGCGGATGGAGGAGGAGATTGGCCCACTGGAGCCGGAGGGGGTTGCGCTTGCTGGATGTGAGGTAGGGGGGTAGGAAGGGGTGAAGGATTTATGATGACTGAAAAGGGGCGGAGTGATTTGCAGGGGCAGATACTGACGAGTATCGAGCAGCGGAGTCCGTGGGAGTTGCGGCAGACTCGGTGGTATGAGTTGCGGCATCATGGGCTTCGGCGGACGAACAAGCCGTGGCCGAAGGCTGCGGACCTGCATTGGCCGTTGATTGACACGGCGATTGAGAAGCTGAAGCCGTTGTTCTTGCAGCAGGCGTTGGGGATGGATGTTGTGGCCAGCTTTGTGCCGATGAGGCAGCAGTTGAATGCGTACACGAAGGTCGCGGAGGACTGGTTCAACTACAAGATTCGGGAGAAGACGAACTTTGTGGATGAGGTGTTGAGCTGGGTGGATTACACGCTGATGAGTGGGCGTGGGGTGATGAAGTGTTTCTGGAATCCTGGGGATAAGAGGGTGGGGTTTGAGGCGGTGGATCCGATGTATTTCGTGGTGCCGCCGTACACGACGGATTTGCAGGATGCGGACTGGGCGGTGCATGTGATGCCGATGAGTGTGGGTGCGTACAAGCGCATGGCTGGCCAGTTTGGTTGGAAGGCGGATTCCAAGACGATCCAACGGATCCGTGGGAACCCGCAGGAGGACGACAACATTCCGGGGGCGGCGAGTGAGAATGACGCGAAGCAACTGCGTGAGGGTATTACTTACACGAGCAACACCGATGGGGTGATCATCTGGGAGGTGTATCGGAAGACGGATGCTGGGAAGTGGGAGGTGTATCTTTACAGTCCTGCGGCTGTGGATCTGGATCTGCGGGACCCGATGGAATTGCCGTATGACCATGGGCAGTGTCCGTTTGTGGATTTCCCGTATGAGATCAAGGACAAGGGGTGGTTCAGTCCGCGAGGGGTGTGTGAGATCTTGGCTCCGTTTGAGCTGAGCATGACCTCGATGTGGAACCACAAGCATGATGCGATGACGTTGTACAACCGTCCGTTGTTTCGGGCGGAGCGGGAGTTGCCGAACAGCATCAATCTCAGGTTTCAGCCCGGTCAGATCCTGCCCTATGGGGTGGCCCCGGTGCAGATGCCGCAGCCGCCGGTGAGTTTCGATCAGGAGTTGAACCAGACTCGGGCGGTGGCTGAGAACCGGATTGGTAGCCCGGACTATGCGATGGGCAGTGTGATGAGTGGTGGCTCTGACCGGCGGACGGCGACCGAGATCCAGAGCATCAACGCGCAGGCGATGCAGAGTGGGGATCTCCGGGCGCGGCTGTTCCGCATGGCGTTGGGCAAGTTGTATCGTCAGGCGTGGGCGTTGTATGTGCAGTACGACAGCAAGAGTCTGAGGTATCGGTTTGCGGAGGATTCGTTGGAGGCGGATCCGGTGGCGTTGCATGACCAGTATGAGTTGGAGCCGAAGGGTGGGATGGACATGGTGAGTCGTCAGGTGATGGTGCAGCAGGCCATCAACCGGAAGCAGTTGTTCATGAACTCGCCTTGGGTGGATCAGGTGGAGTTGGACAAGAGCATCATGGAGTTGGACGACCCGAGTCTGGTGAAGCGGTTGTTGAGGGATCCGGGGCAGAAGCAGGTGGATGAGTTGGAGGACGAGGCGAAGACGATCCCGACGCTCTTGGTGGGTGTGCCTGTGCCTGCGAAGCCTGGTCAGAACTATGCGGGGAGGATCGGGGTGTTGATGCAGTATCTGAATGGGGCGATGCAGCAGGGTCAGGTGTTGAGTCCTGTGGCGAAGAATGCGTTCATGAGCCGGCTGGACAGTCTGCTCCAGGCTTACGAGCAGGTGGCGACGAATGAGGCGCGGAAGCTGCGGAAGGAGATCCAGAAGTTCTTTGAGAGTACGGGGATGCTCGCGTCCCAGCAGGCCCCGATGCCCGCTCCTGCTATTGCTCCCCAATGACCTGTAACGATTGTCGATACCGTGCTGTGGATGGAACCTGCCGGAGGTATCCGCCCAGCAGCAGACCCACTTGTTGGCCCACTGTCCATGCGATGGATTGGTGCGGCGAGTTCCAGCCTATGAATCCAACCCCGCCTCCGCCACCGCCGCCGGTCGTTCATATCAAGATGCCTGAGCCTGTGGTGACCACCTCGGTTTCTGTGATGCAGCAGCTTGAGGAGGGGGTTCCGCCGAAGGTGCGGTTCCAGAAGGCCAGGAGCAATGGGACATTGAAGGAGATACAGGAATCGCCGCTATTTGGAGAATGAGATATGGCTGAGTATCAGGGCAAGAAGGTCACGCTGAACAAGCCGTTCTACACGCCGGGTGAGGCGAAGAAGAAGGCTGTGTATGTCCGCAATCCGAAGGGGACTGTGATCAAGGTCCGGTTCGGTGATCCTAAGATGGAGATCAAGAAGGATGACCCGGAGCGGCGGAAGAACTTTCGTGCGCGGCACAACTGCGACACGGCGACGGACAAGACCACGCCGAGGCACTGGTCGTGCAAGGCATGGTAACCACATAACCACATGAAGAAGAAACCTACGAAGTTCAGCAAGTTGGCCACGCAGCTCAAGAAGGAGGGCGCGGATGATCCGAAGGCTCTGGCGGCATGGATCGGGCGCAAGAAGCTCGGGGCTGCGGAGTTCATGCGCCGTGCGGCTGCCGGCCGGAAGAAGGACTGATGATCACATTCATTGGCCGACTCCGTGCGGCATGGACTTTTGCGCGTCACCAGCGTTGGGTTGATCCGTTGCCATGGCGCAAGGATGACGCGATCGCGCTCAACAATTTCTTCAAGAGCGATACCGGCAAACGGTTCAAGGACGCTCTACTGAACACGGTCCTGATGCAGAACGCTTCTGCGATTACGGACCGAAACCATTTGCAATACTCGGCAGGGTTTGCAATGGGTCAGGCCAGTCTTGTGAAGGTCATCGAAGTGATGGCCGATCAGGAATCAATTACGGGGCAGGATGATGATCCTGATTCTGCCACGAACCAATAGGATCAAGTTGCGGTTGCTGTGTCTGTGCGGACCGGCAAACGAGTAAAAGCACAATATGTCAGAAGAGAATCAGAGCGGGGCGATGGATGCCAATGCGATGCTCGCGCTGGCCAACGACTTCGACTCCGGTGTCGACATCGACAATCGGGCAAAGGAGCAGCCGGAAACCAAACAGGAGGTTGCTCCAGCCGAGAAGGAAGCCACAGAAGTGGAGTCCGCCGGGAAAGAGGTTGAGAACACGGCCAAGAGCGAGAGTAAGCAGGAGCAGAAGCCGCCCGCTGAGCAGAAGCGGGATTCCAAGTTTGCCCAGGAGCAACAGCGAAAGGCCAAGACTTGGGAGCAGATCAACGCCGAGAAGGAGGCCATCAAGGCTGAGCGCGAGGCGGTGAAACGGGAGCGGGAGGAATGGCAGAAGCAGCGGGAGCAATCCCAGAGTGTGGAAGCCAATTCCTATCGGGATGACAAGGGCTACACGGCGGAGGACTACGAGGCTGCGGCCAAGGAGTTCGATGCTGATGGCGACACCCAGTTGGCCAAGGCAGCGCGAGCCAAGGCCGAGGGGGTTCGCAAGTCCGCGTCCCAGCAGGCGCAGAAGGTCCAGCAGGAGCGCATGGCAAAGCAGTGGGCTGACAACTACAATCGATTGGCCGACAAGGAGCCGTGGTTGAAGGATCAGTCGAGTGCTGAGTACAAGCGGACTGTTGAGATCATCCAGCGTGTGCCGTTCCTCGCGGGGATGCCGGATGGACTTGTCCATGCGGTTGAACTGATGAAGCTGCAAAATACCGCTGGCAAAGCTCAGTCGCTTGAGAGCGAGAACAAAGCTCTCAAGGAACAGTTGGAAAAGCTCCAGCAGAAGACCGCCATTGGGAAGAGCATTCCGGCAGGACAACTCAAGGCCGAGGAGAAGGATTTCTCTCGGCTGTCCCTCAAGGAGCAGAGGGAGGCACTCATGCGAGCGTCACGAGAGTTCGACCGGGAAGCAGCCTAAGGCACAACCACAACTGAAATATGCCAGTCACGACATCAACCACGCTTACTAACCAGTTCCAGAACTACTTCAGCAAGGAGCTGCTCAGCATCGTCACTCAGGAGACGATCCTCGATCAGTTCGGCATGAAGGCCCCGATCCCCAAGAACAATGGTAACAAGGCCATCTCGATGTTCCGTTTCGGAGCCCCGAGCATCGCCAGTGTTCAGACCATTGCTTCTGAGGGTGCTGCCATCAGCTCCGCGAACTACCGCGCTCTCGCGCTGAACAAGCTCGACAAGAGCCTCGCGCAGTACGGTCAGGTCATCGGCCTCACGGACATCCTCCGCGCCACCGACCTGTTCAACAGCTTGCAGCAGGCCACCAAGACCAGCGGTCTGGACATGGCCCTCTGGGTTGACTCGGTGATCCGCAACACGCTGATCGGTTCCAACCTCACGGCCAGCGGTTCGTCCATCGGTTCCGCTGCCGAGGGTGGTGGCACGTTCGACAACTCGGACGCCTGTAACACCGCTGCCGCTTCCGGTGGCATCAAGGTGTACGGCAACCCGGCCACGCTGACCACGCAGACCTTCTCTGCGCTGAACAGCGACACGACCGCCGCCAACACCACGATGACCGCCTCGGCTGTCCTCGACTCCATGACCCGGCTGAAGCGCAACCGCGCTCCGCTGATCAATGGCGGCTACGTCCTCGCCACCGATCCCCGCGTTGCCCGCGACCTGATGCGCGACAGCGATTGGTTGAACGCCTCCAACTACGGCAACAAGGGCACCCCGTTCTACAAGGGCGAGGTCGGCTCCATCTACGGCTGCCGCGTCGTCACCCAGACCAACTCGTTCGTCAGCACCGGCTCCGGTACCGCTGGCGATGAGTTCGTCTATCAGGCCACCCCTGCCGGTGGCGGTCTGGCGGTCAGCAAGGACATCATCGCTTCGTTCTTCTTCGGCAACGAGGCGTTCGGTATCCCTGCTCTGACGGGTGATGATCCGCTCTCCCCGAAGATCGTGATCACCGATACCCCGGACAAGAGCGACCCGCTGAACCAGCTCGTCACGGTCGGCGTGAAGCTCTACTTCGCTGCCCTCCGTCTGGCCGCTGGTAACACCGGTTCCACCGGCAACCCGACCTGGTACCTGGTGCATCGCACGAAGACCTCGACCACGCTGTAATGAAACCCAAGACGGCCACCATCATGGTGATCGCCGTCAGCCCAAAGGGGCATCATCGAGCAATCGGTGGTGCCCCTTCTCATTCCGCTTGCGGATGCGAAGAGGCTGACAACAATGCGCCCATGATTTCGATTCCTATCGAGGCTCTCTCCACCGACATGGAGGATGGCGAACAGGCCATGCCCGAGGTCGGTGATGAGGTTGTTCTAGATGATGTTCGCGGTGTACTGAAGAAGCTCGACAACGGAGAAGCCTACATCGAGATCCGTAGCGTCAACGGCATGCCCGCCGAGTACGAGTCCAAGGAGGACAAGAAAGAGATGGCCGGCCCCATGGACAAAGAAGGCATGCGTAAGATGGCCGAGGAATACGACAGCGAGATGGAGGGCTAAGATGCCGATCTACACCTTCGAGAACAAAGGCCGGTCCATCGAGCATATCGCTCCGATGGGAACCGATTCCATTGTGATCAAAGGGGAACGCTGGACGAGGCAGCCGGTGGCCCGCTTCGGGGTCACCGGTTTTGCCCGCGAGGCCGAACTCAAGGATCATGTGAAGCGCGGGTTCAGTCGCATGGAAGACCGTCAGGGCTCGCGCTTCGAGAGTACTTTCACCAAGAATCAGATTCGGAAGATTTGGGACATATGAGCGACGTATCAAACCAAGCCATTCAGTATTCGATGGGAGTCGCCGGTGGCCGACTCGTGCAGGACACGGCCAGCTACACCGGTCCGTTCGTTGCGCTGACGTTCCTGGCTCCGACCGTGATCTCCAGCATCAGCGGGGCGAACATCGTGGGAACCTTCTCGACCGTGACAATCCCGGCAGGCGTGACGATTCAAGCCCCGATCAACAGCTTCCAGCTTTCCAGCGGTGTGGTGTGGGCCACGAATGGCGTGATCCAGTCCTGATGACCTGTGACTACCCTGGCTCTAGGAACTCGGTTGGCATCGGCGGGTGGCGGAAACGTCATTCCGGTTGATCCTCCGATCCTGCGCCGGGACCTGTTGCAGGAGGACGATTTCTTCGTCCTGTTGGAAGACGCGAGCAAGATCGTTCTCAGTCTTGGAACATATGATCGAATTGCCACTGAGCAGGGCACTGATCTGCTCCTCACCGAAGATTCAAGCAAGTTCATTCTAACCGTTTACTGATATGCCCGACACGAAGATCACAGCACTTACGGCACTGACTGCGGCTGATCCCGCGAATGATGTGCTTCCGATTGTCGATGTGAGTGACACGACAATGGCGGCTTCTGGTACTACCAAGAAGATCAGCATCAACAATGTTCTCGGTTGTTCCGGCACCGCCACGCTGGCCTCCGCCACCATCACCGGCGACCTGACGGTGGATACCAGCACTCTGAAGGTGGACAGCGCGAACAATCGGGTGGGTGTTGGGACGGCGAGTCCGACTAGGGCGCTTTCTGTTGTCGGATCTGCTGTTGCTACCTACGCAAACATCAACAGCGGTGACAACACTTCGCTGGTTGGTCTTCTGCTTGGTGGAACCAGCACTCCGTCGGCTGGTCAGGTGATTTACGACAACACCGCTAACTCGCTGGCTTTCTTTACATCTGGTGCGACCCAGATGACCCTCAACTCCACCGGCTTGGGCGTGGGGGCCAGCCCCAACATTTCAGCCTCTGGGAAAGCTCTCACAATTTCTGGAGCATTTACTCGTTCTCGTCTGGAATTGCAGAACACCGACGGTGGAACTGCTGGTGTGACTTGCGGCACAATTTCATGGTTCAACGGGTCCAATGCCATCGCTGACATCACAGGTGCCACGAACTCAGGTTCTGCAACGCTTGGTTCGCTCGCGTTCTCTACTGGTGGTTCGCCCCGACTCACCATCGACTCCACCGGCAACGTCGGCATCGGGGTTACGCCGAGTACTGTTTGGACCGCCAACGGAAATCTACAAGTCGGGGTTCATGCCGCTTTGTACACAAATGCCAGTCTTGGCGCGACTGATTTTGCGTACAACAGCATCAGAACCGGATCAGATACCTATCAATATTCGTTTGCAACGTCGTTGGCTGCCAGCCGTTTGCAGCAACGCGATGGTTCATTCCGTTTTTTCACTGCTCCTGCTGGCACTTCGCCGAATGCCATCACCTTCATCGAGCGACTGAGACTCAAAGAAACCGGACAGCTTCGCTTCGTACCTCTCGCTGCCGATCCTGCCGGTGCTGAAGCTGGTGATGTTTACTACAACAGCAGCAGCAACAAGCTGAAGTGCTACAACGGAACCACTTGGAACGACCTCTTCTAATCCCACCATGCCCACCCTCTCTTGGATCATCGAACGCCTTCTCTGCAAGCCGGTTGAAGGCACTCTCACCGATGTCGTCATCACCGCCGACTGGCGTTGCAACGGCACCGAAACCACCGGCTCTGGCGACACCGAGCAGACCTACACCGGCACCTGCTATGGGTCCTGTAGCTTCGCTCCGCCGACTGAGAACTTCACGCCCTACGACCAGCTCACCGAGCAGCAGGTGCTGGACTGGTGCTTCGCCAACGGAGTCGATCAGGCTGCGATTGAGGCCAACGTCTCGCTCCAGATTGCCAACCAGATCAACCCGCCGGTTGTGGTGCTGCCGCTGCCGTGGGTGCCGCCCGCTCCAGAGCCGCAACCCGAGCCTGTGACTGAGGCTCCTGCCGCTCCGGTTGTGGTTGCCGACGAAGCTCCGGTTGCCGATGCTCCCGCCGCATGATTCACATTGAACTGACTCAGGAGCAGGCCAACCAACTGCTCCAGCTCATCGAAATCGCCATCAAAGCCGGTGGATATGCCAACGCGAAGGTTGGAGTCCCGCTGGCCGACATCATCATCGCAGCAGCCCAACCTAAGCCCGAATGAAGAACTGGAAAACAACCGCTGGCGGCGTTGCCGTCCTGCTCGCCGCTCTCTCGGTCGGCATCAAGCAGATCATCGCAGGTGACATCGCCAACGCCATCGCCGCCATCACGGCTGGCGCCGGTGCCATGTTCACGGCGTTGAAGGCTCAGGACGCGAGCAAGGAGGACCAGAAGTGAAGGACACGCTACGAGAGCTTGGCATCAACATTGGCCTACTCGTAGCAGGCTTCGCAGGGAGCTTGGTGATGATGAAGAAGGACGGTCACAAAGACTGGTTCACCACCATCACCTCGCTCCTCGCAGGCACTCTGTCGGCCAACTACCTCACACCAGTAGTGGTCGATCTCGTGAACATCGGCAACAGCAACACCCAGTACGCTGCCGCGTTCATCATGGGATTCCTAGGTTTGCACGGAGTTGAATACATACTCAGCAGATTCGGACCAAAACCATGAACCCACTCACAGTGGTCAATGTCATCGCCAGCGGAATCCTCACCGCTGGCGTTTCTGCTTTCATGATCCTCCTCTATCGGTCAGACGGAGTGGTCAAACGATGGCCGCTGACAGGAAGCATCATGCTACGCGCATCACTCACGGCAACAGCCGCAGGCGCACTCTTCAACTGCCTGACCGCATCGACCCCTCCACTATCGGAAATCATCCTCAACTGCGGACTCGCAGGAATCTTCTCGTGGGCAGTCTACTTCCACACCAAACTCATCCATGGACCCGCTTCTAAGCATCAGTCAGGGCCTCATGAAGGCCGCGCTCGACAAGATCCTCGAACAGAAAGACCAAACCCTTGAAGACGGACAAACGGACAAAACCCTCACTGCTCGCCTCCTTGCTCGCGTTGATGCTGCCGGGTTGCAGCCCGACAAGAGTGGTGATGGTTCCACCAGGTCAACCCGTCCGACTGGCTGAGAACGTCAAAGCCCACGTCTGGGCCAAAGACGCCGAAGGGAAGGTCATCCGAAGCCGAAACCGCGTGACAATCAGCGAGGGTTGGTACGCACTACCTCCAAGAGAATAGTATGGGAACTCCACTCACCGGAAGCTCCGTAGCATCCACCTACACCGCGCTCCTCAAGACCACCGACAACGCTGTCCTGAGCGGTTCCCTGAGAACCATCAGCGACGGCGGTGGCAACGATTCCGCGCTCCAGCTCTCGACCGCAGGAGTGGCCAGCACCGGCACCCTCGCGGTCACCGGGGCGACCAATCTCTCAACGCTCACCACGAGCGGCAACGTAAGCATCGGAGGCGCACTCAGCGTCACGGGCAACCTGTCGGTTCCGGGCACCTTGTCATCCACCGGCAACTTCTCGGTCAATACCAACAAGTTCACCGTCAATGCCACGAGCGGAAATACCACCGTCCTAGGAACCCTCGGAGTCACCGGTGCCACGTCGCTCTCAAGCCTCTCAACAAGCGGTGCTGCCACGGTCGGAACGACGCTCGGAGTGACCGGAAACTTCTCGGTCAACAGCACCCAGTTCACGGTCGCGGCAGCTACCGGAAACACCGTCGTAGCAGGAACTCTGAACGTCACCGGAGCCAGCGTCCTCGGATCATTGTCCTCTTCCACGCTCACCGTCAGTGGACTGTCTCAAGTCGCTGAACTTGACGCTCTGAGCGACACCACAGTAGGTGGAACGCTCGGCGTTACCGGAGCAACCACGGTGACTTCGATCACGGCCAACGGAAACGCCACTCTGAACGCCGATACCACCATCGGAAACGCCAACACCGATGTCCTGACGATCAACTCGAATAACGTCACGTTGCCAAACATCACGGCAGCCACGATCGATTACTCGAACGACACCGTACTCATCAGGGACCAGAACGATTCCAACAAATTGAGGTCGGCCACGATGGCCCAGTTTTTTCCTCAATGCGTTCAGACCATATTCCAAGGAATCAACAGCTACACGGCAGTCAATACTGGGTCTGGCACTCAGATTACCGATCTCAACGCTTCAATTACCCCGAGGTCTTCTTCGTCCAAAATTTTGGTGACCATCGTTTTGAATTACTTCGCTACAAATGCTGATAGAGGAGTGTTCAGATTGACCAGAAACGGAACCGAAATTGGATCCAACTCAAATGGATCAAGCCTGTATGGAATCGCCCCTGTTTTTCAATCAGACCAAGGTTTTACTGGAATCACAAATACGGTCATTAGTTTTTACGACACGACCCCTTCATCTGGTTCAAACACTTACGCAATCAACGTGTTTTCGGCAGGTGCTGGAGGCATAGTTTGCGGGATCAATCTAAATAGGTGCGGAGATGATGTAACCTCCGGTCCAAATAATTTCAATCGAGCCAGAACCTCCTGCACGATGACTCTTCAAGAAGTCCTCGCATGAAACCCTCCGAAGTAGCGCAGGCTGCCTGCGACAAACTCTCGTTCACGGACTCGGCCACCATCACGTTGGCCAACAAGTTCTGCATCCGTCGATACTCGATGATCTGGGACTCGTGCCTCTGGAACGATACCCTCGGAGTCATCTCCCGATCAGTCAGCCAAGGCAACGAACTCGTCACCCTCGACCAAACCGTCACCGCCACCTACGCCTCCGGGTCCGGGTACAACATGTTCCTCGACTTCCCGGTCGCCGCACGGTTCACGGTCACCGGAGAAACCGATGGCATCGAGATCCCTGCCGCAGAATGGGTCTCGTTCTTCCAGCTCGATCCCAACACTTGGAACAACGTGGACTCCCGCAAGTCCACCCCCGGCAACTTCGTCAACTGGACCCGCATCATCGGGGCTTCCTACGGAGAAGCCGGCGTCCCACGCATCAAACTCGTCCCAACACCAAACACCGATGGGACACTCTTCATCCTGGGAAAGAAGCAGTCCCAGATGCGCCAGTTCGGAGAATCCACGGCCATCTCCAACGACAGCGACTTCGAGCTGCGCGGAGTAGAGAACGCCTTGCTGGCCTACACCGAAGGCGATCTCCTCGAATACTCACGCCAGTACGCAAAGGCGCAGGCCAAGTTCCAAGAGGGTGCCGCTCAGGTCTCCATCATGAAGGACATGGAGCGCGGCCAGCAGCAGCAGATCAGCCGCATCATTCCTGACAGCCTCTACGACTACACCTTCCAAGACATCCTGTAATGCCGTTCCAAGCGTCAGAGACTCTCGACGACCAGTTGATCCTCGACGGGACCAACGGGTTCAGCACCGGCGTCATCTCTGCCACACGTCCAGATGCCATCCCTGCCACAAGCATGGAGTCGGCAATCAACATGGACTACGACGATTTCGGGAACATCGTCAGCCGACTTGGAACCGTCACGCTCACAGGTAACGCGATCGTCTCCAACTGGGAAGACATCGTGGACAACTGGAACGCGCTTACCTCCAGCTTCGGCTCAAACCTCCCGGTAAACGCTAGCGTCTTCTCAGGCTTCTACTTCGACACCTCGGCATCCGAACGCCTCGTCATAGCGGTCAACGATACATCGACCAAGACGCTCTACTACGGATCGCCTGGAACCTCTTACGCACAGATCTCAAGCTCGACGATCGATCCGTCGGCCAACTTTGTCTACTTCGCGCAGCTCAACGAGAAGCTGTTCTACGCAGACGGCTACAGCAGCCTTCGGTACATCACCTCCACAAACGTCAATTCATCGATAACATCCGGCAAGATCAGCCGCATCGATGTCATCAACCAAGGGAGCGGTCACAGTGCCATCCCGACCATCACGATCTCGGCTCCTCCAAGCGGTGTGACCGCAACCGCGGAAGCAAGGATCGGCGGCGACGGAGCAATCCTTTCCATCGTCATCACAAACCCAGGCAGCGGTTACACAACAGCTCCAACAGTATCGATCTCGCCGGCCAATCAATCCCACGCGGTCGCTTTCGTTTCGCTCTCTGCTCCATCCAAGCCGATCTACCTGACGACGCACACCAATCGGCTCTGGTGCGTGTCGAATGACACAGCGATCACTCCAGACACCCTCTACTTCTCCGACATCCTCGATGGCGAAGTCTGGGATCCCCTCGGATCAATCCGCGTCGGCGGCGACGGCGATCCCATCAAAGGACTCTACTCGTGGTTCGGGTACAAGCTCCTCGTCTTCAAGGAGAGATCCATCTGGACGGTCGATTCCGATCCGACACAAGACCCAGCCGATTGGCAGGTCACACTCGTCAGCGGAAACATCGGATGCTCCTCGCACCGATCCATCGCAGCCGTCGGTGCAGATGTCTTCTTCCTCTCCCGTGACGGCATCCGGTCCATGGCCCAGATCCAAGCCGGCACACAGACCAGCGTCGGCCTCGCGCTCTCGTCGCCCATCAACGACCTGATCAGCCGGATCAACAAGACCAAGCTCGATCTGTGTGATGGCGTCTTCTGGAACAACCGCTACCTGCTGGCCGTTCCGTTCGTCACCGAGGATCCCTACATCCTGGGGACGGAAAACGAGTATTCACTGCTCACCGAGAACTCGATCGACATCTCGCTCGAAGGCGCACTCAACGAGAACAACGCGGTCATCGTCTACCACTCGCTGGCCCGCTCTTGGCTTGGTTACTGGGACAACTGGATCGTCAACGACTTCATCCCGACTTCGTTCTCCAACTTCGGTCCCGTCCTCATGTTCGCCGGCGACATCATCTCGGTGTCGGCAGCATCCGGTCAGGTCTGGTCCTTCAACGACTACCTGCCCAACACCCGGCTCTCACCCGTCGCTGCGTCCGCATACCTCGACGGCGGTGCCACCTACGAGTCGAGCGTCATCACCAAGGCGTACAACCTCAACGAGCCGATCCCCGACAAGATCGGGTACAGCGTCCAGCTCGCGTTCGACAATCCGTACACCACGCAGAATGTTCCGGTGAGCGTCTCCTACGCCAAGGACATGAGCGGGACCTTCTCGACCATCGATCCAGCCCTG